TGATTGAATTTCTTTTACAAGCATAGGTACTAGCTTTGAGTAGTCTACGCCCATCATGTCTTCGGGGTCTTCTGGTGATGATACTGCTTCGGGTGCAACAGTATTTAACTCTTGTGCAACCATGCCGTACTTCTGGTGTGACCCGTCAACCTTCCAGTCAAACGAACGCACTTGAATAGCGTCAATGTCGTCAGAAGCAGAAGGTGCGTCTACGATGTTGTCCTTGAGGCGTTGGTCTGAAGAGGTGTTGTAGGCAGTAGCAGAGCTTGTTGATTGTATTGTTCCAACAACACTTCCGCCTTTTATAAAATTAAAGTGACCTGCTGTTGTTGCAGAACCGCTATCCCTAACAGTAATTCCAAAATTTGAAGCTGAATTATACTCAAACGTCATCTTACTGGAGCTATAGTTACTAGTGGTGTTAAACAGCAAGTTGCCGCTTTGATCAATTCTTAAACGCTCAGATGAATTGAACTCGTCGGTAATTGCTAAATAACCATTTGCACCATTAGATGTAATGCTGAATGCGTTTGTTGTGCTTTCTGTTAAAAAGTACCCGCCTGACGTTTGCGCTTGAATTTTACCACTAGAGTCGATGCGCATGCGTTCTGCAGAAGCAGTACCAAAACGCATATAATCAGAGCCACCGTCGTTTTGAGCGTATGTAATAAAACCTACGCCAGAAACGCTATCACTAAATCTAATTATGCTTTCACCACCACTAGCTTCTGCGGCTTTTATATCTAATACCGCATCACCGCCACCGCCTGCTTCTATTGTTGCAGTTGCGGCAGTAGTGCTTTTTACGTGTAATAAAGTTGACGGACTGCTAGTACCTATTCCAACATTACCACTAGAGTCGATCTGCATACGCTCCGTGTTGCTAGTTAAAAATTTTAACTCATGCGCAGTAGTCGTACCAAAGGACATTGCGGTATTACTGTCTTCATAGGCTAACTTGCCTGCTACTGCTCCGCCTGTTCTTTGGAAAACCATAAGTGGTGTATCAGCCAAAGCATTGCTTGTCAGCGTTAATACAGTAGAGCCTGAAGAGCTACCTGTGATTGCCGCATCGCCAGCAGAAGTAAGTCCTGTGCTTGTCACACTAGAATTAAACGTAGCCGCACCTGCCGCTGACATATCAAGAGTTAGGGCTGTGATAGTTGAACCGCCATCGTTACCTTTAAGAAGTATGTCTCCATTAGAGACTGCTGAAGTTAAAAGCAAGTTACTGTTAGAGTAAGCTATGCTACCGAAATCAGTGCCACCAACCTTAAACTTAATATCATCCCCGCCTGTATCAAGGATAATGTCTCCTGCAACGTCTAGTGTTAGGTTGCCAGAGGCGTTACTTATATTGCCAGTGACTTGGATGCCTGTATTTGTGGTGTTTAATTTTTCGGAGCCGTTGTAATAAAGCTGTACTTCTCCATCGTTCTGACCCAAGAACATTTTGTTTCCATCGCCGTCAGTAATTCTTACGTTAGCTTCGCCTTGAATATATAAATCACCAGTGCCTGCGTCTTTTAGGTAGCTATTAGACCCATCATGATAGATCTGTAGGTCAGAGCCAGCACCGAAGACAGCCTTGTCGTTGTCACCGAAGGTTACGTTGGCAGAAGTAGCAAGACCTGCAAAGGTTGGAGTGTCAGTAGTAGCTACGCCTTGATCCAGAGACTTAACAGCAGTAAGGTCAGTTAGCTCTGAGTCCATCAAGGCACCAGCAGCAGTAACATTAGTTGTGTCTGTTACGTCTGCTAAGGCTTCAATACCGTCCAGCTTAGTTCCGTCTGTAGCTACGTCACGTCCATCAAAGGTGCTGTTAGTAGTAATGGCACCAGTCATGGCTCCGCCAGTCTTAGGCAGTGCATTGTCAGCAGTAGTGCCTTGTGCGGCTGTAGCGTAGTCAGCAGAGTCAAACGCTTTTACTTGTGCAAGGTTAGTGACTTCTGAGTCCATCAATGCGCCAGCGGCTGTGACGTTAGCGGTATCCGTTACGTCTGCATTGGTTTCTACTGTGTCTAACTTAGTACCGTCAGCGGCGATGTCACGGCCATCTACAGTACCGTCTACAGTAATGTTACCTGTAGCAGAAACAGTAGTAGCAGAGACAGCAGCAGGAGTAGTACCACCGATAACAGTACCGTCAATAGTACCGCCGTCGATGTCAGGAGTATTTACATCAGGAGACGTAAGTGTTTTATTAGTAAGAGTCTGTGTACCGGTAAGCGTTGTTACAGTACTATCAATAGCAAAGGTAACTGCATTGCCTGCACCAGACGTGTCAACACCTGTACCACCAGTAAATGTTAAAGTCTCAGAGTCTAAGTCAATGCTTAGAGGGCCGCCAGTGTCAGCTTCAAAGTCAAGGTCTTGTGCGGTAGTTTGAGAGTCAACGTACGCTTTTACGGACTGTTGTGTGGGAAGCATTGTTGCGCTGTCGGACGACATGTCATCTTCATCAACAAACGCAGTAACAGCAATGGTTCCGTCAGAAAGAGTATCAAATGTAGTTGTGCCGGTCAGTGTCGGACCAGCGGTGTCAGCTTTAGTTGCAATAGCAGTTGCAATGTTATCGAACTCTGTACCAAATTCAGCGCCACGGATAATTTTTCCTGCGTCGCCTGTAGGTAACGAGTCCTTTGCTGCAAAGTCTGTAGTCTTAGTATAGTTGGACATCTGAGTTTCCTATCGCAGAAAAAGGAGGGAATAAAGAAAGGGGCCATTGCTGACCCCCGTAGTTGACTTAGGCGTCGTAGACAGCCAAGACAAGTCCAGCTTCTGGACGATATACCTGAACACCGTAAAGAGTGTCCGAAGTAAACAGCGTTGAGAGGTACTCTTGCTTGTACTGTGTCTGTGAACGTACAGACATTTGCTCTGCGTGTACAAGAGCGTCCTTCTGCATCATAATACAACCACGTACATTGGACTGAAGTGTTGGACAGTTAGATGAAACGTAAACGTCTACGCCATACAAGTTGCCAATAAGACCAGTGTTAACAGTCTGTCCTGATACGAAGTCAGAAGACGAGAACCGCTCAGTACCCATGATGGTGTTACGTACTACTGGAGGAACAATAATGCAACGTCCATCCATTGGTACATCAGCATCGTCTAACAACTGGATAGCTTGACGGAAACCAGCATCACTGAAAACGTCACCAGCAGCTACACTGTGTCCACCAGCAGCATCAAACAAACTTAATGGAGTACCACCTGTTGCGGCGGCATCAAAGAAGTATGAGTTACTGTTTTCCCAGTCAGCACCAGTAGGAGCAGCAAGGTCCATAGTTCCGTTACCGAAACCAGTAGCAGCGTTCATAAGGTCAGTGTCAACCTTAAGAGCCAACTGATAACCAGCATCTTCAGTGTAGAACTGACGGAGGCTGTTAAGCGCCTGTACTTCTACAATGTCTTCGATGAAACGTGAGTACTCGAAGTGACGATTAACAGTGATCTGCAATTCGCCTTCTACGTTTGCTTGGATGTTGACAGCAGTGTCAGCAACCTTAGCAGAAGCAGCACCACGGATAGGCTTAGGAATGTGAATCACATCGCCCTTCTTGCCTGTCATTGGGAGCTTCTTAACCAGAGGAGCCATCTTCAGGTTCTTCTGATATGCAGCAATAATCTCGTCACTCCAGATTTCTGGAATAAAAGTAGCAGCTGCTGTTTTGTTGACGATACTTCCACCGCCAACCGTGCCGGGATAAGTTTGAGTAGCCATTGTAATCTCCTAGATTATTTTACTCGACCCTCCGCATAAGCTGCCATGATTTCATCGGCTAATGCTGTATAACGGTCGGGGTCTGTTCTCATAAGTTTAATAATGTCGGCCCGACGATATATCTTTTTCCTTGTCCCTTGGTTACTGCCTCGTGCATTACCTGTACTAGCTGCCTTCAATGTTTGCTTCCTAGCCTGTTTTTCAACTTTGGCGGTTTGCTGTGTTACTGCTTTACGCTCTTTCCAAAGGGTAAATAGTTCATCAGCAGAGTCAGCATCATACTGTTGGTCAGCTGCTACAAATAATTGAGTCCTAATCTTAGATGCCTTAATCCATTCTGCAAACTTAGGGTCTCCTAATATTGTCTGCATGTCTGGGTGTTTAGCTTGAAGCATAGACAGTGACGACTGTTTTTTGTACTGTTCAGTGTACTGCTGTGCTTCTCTGATTTTAGGATGATTCTCAATAGCACGATTAACAGCACCTTGTGGATCAGTGAAGTAATCTATATCATC